TCTACAATACCCATTACAATATTACTTACAAATTCTATAGTGCCAGCAATAAAAGGCACTATTTTCTCAAGAAGAGGTGCAAACTCTATGAGTCTAAAAAGAACAAATCCAAGAAGAGTTGTCATTATAAATTTCTTTACTCTATCAAAGAACCCTATTTTTGGTAGAGCAAGACCCTTTTTATCTTTTTCTTCTTTACCAAGTGCCTTTTCTAATATACCCTCTCTTTCTTCTCTCTTTGTTTTTTGATTTTCTTTTCTCTCTTTATCAATCCTCTTTTTTTCATCCGCAACAGATCCCTTTAAAAATTTACCAATCTCTATAACCTTCTTCTTTATCTCTGGTATCTTTTTACTTGAGGATTTTTCATCAGCAGATGCACCAATAGATATTGGTTTAATTTTGGTTATAGCACTAGTTTTTATTGGAGTTATTGCTCCAACGTCAGAAGATCCAGGAAGTAATTTTTGGGATGAGATTGCCATATTATATTGTTATCCCAAGAACTTGAACTTTTCTAATGGAGATCATCTCATTAGCATTAATTACTGGAACATCACTACCAGTTTTACCAGTATCATAAGGTGCAGCATCCGCAGTATCCGTCTGCCCTTGTACTTGCACCTGTTGAGATTGCATTTGTTGAAGTGCCACAGTGCTTGTGGGTCTTGATGGTTTAGATATTGAAGCGGTTTTTACACCAAGAGATTGTCTAAGTTCATTATAATCAAAGGCAGCACCTGCACCAAATTTAAGAGCTTCTTTCAATTTTTCTGGTGACAGTCCTGATGATCCTCCACCAGTATCAGATGAGGAACTACTAGAAATGTCAGTGGAACTACCACCTGATCCATTTTTAGATACGCTACCACTAAAGGGGGCAGTTATATTATCAGCAGATCCTTCAACTGGACCAAGTTTAGCATCTCCCTTTGCAAAATTAATTGTAAATCCTTCTCCAGTACCAAAATAATTTTTTGCGGCTACACTTAAATCTAACATATGATTAGATGAGTGACCTTCAACTCCAGGTCCAACATCATTAACACGTATAACTGCTTTTTTATCTCCTTTAGTGACAAGAATTTGGAATGGTTGTTTAAGTGTTCTACCTCCAGGGAAACCACTTGCGGGAACTGTCATACTTTTGGGTAAAAGTTTAAGTAATGGTGGGAACGCTGCCGCAGAGAATACTTCTGGTCTATAACCTTCGCCAGTAGAAGTAGCAGGTAAACCATCAGCAGTTTTATAACCACTAGCATTAATTCCACCGAGTGATGGATCATAATATGTTGTCTTAGCACCAGTGGCGATCAAAGATTTGGGTGATGAAGATTCAGCAGCAGAGGAAGAGGAAGAGGAAGAGGAAGAGGTAGAAGTAGAAGTGGGGATGATGGGTTCTGTGGGTGTTACTGTCGATGTAGGGACTGATGTAGGAGCATTAACTCCATATCGCTTTGAAAGTGCTGCAGAAATACCTTCTACATCAAGATTTCCTGCCGGAACTTTGGGTTGTTTCTCAGCAGATTGCCTATTAGTTTCTGGATCCTCTACCTCGCCACCAGTTTGAGCATATACAGTATCATTTAATACTTTAGGACGATTAGTCCCACCACCAGCAGCGTTCATCGCTGCAAGTGTATTTGAACCATATTTTTGAACTGCACCACGACTCATGACAAACTCGCCAGGAGTTAGCATGGCAGGAATAGTGTCCGTTCCAGATGACCTCGGACGACCATGAGCATGACCGCCGCCAGCAAATCCTTGAGGTACTAATCCTCCTTCACTAAACATCAATCCAAGACCCCCTTGGCGAACCATTTCTCTTCTTAACTGGTTTCCAGAGGGAGTTTGATCATTAGATTTATCATCATCTTTTCTACTCTCAGAAAATTCTTTTGGAGTAACTGTTCCAGCATCATCAACCTTATTTTCCTGTTCTCGCATCTGAGCATTTCTTATAGCCAAATATCCTGCACCACCAGCAGCAAGAATCGCTGCTGCTGCAATGGGGTGTGCCAGCGCAAGTTTACCAAGAGTCATTATGATCTTTGGAATAAATTTAGCTGTCATAAAGAGTAATCTTGTAATAAATCTACCCAAACCATTACCGAACAGTAGGTAAGCAGCAAGAAGGGCAGGCCAGGTCTTACTTAAGAAAGTGCCAATGGCAGTTAATTTTTCTTGATTATCCTTATTTCCTATCCATTCAAGTAATTTAAAGAGCACCCTACCAAGAAGAACTGTCTTAATAAAATCAAATACCTTTTCAAATAGACCTTTGACTGGTCCTAAAACTTTATTGGTTGCTTTTGCAAGTCCTTTAAATATTCCTGCTTCTAATCTATTTTCAGATTTTTTTCTCTTTGTTTTTTCAGATTCCCTTCTTTTTTTCTTCGCTTCCTTTTTCTTTGTTTTTTCCTGTTCCTTTAAACTATTGAGAATAGAGTCAATTCCTTTTAGAATTTCATCAAGATTTTCTTCAGTTTCATCTCCCGCTTCAGTAGGGACAAATTTACCTGAATCAATCTTAGGTGCTTTTACAATAGCACCACCACCAGTAGCACCACCACCAATATTACCACCGAGAGATGGTTTTTGTTCAAATGTTGTTTTAGAAGCTGATTGTTTCTTCTCTAAAACTTTCTCTACAAATTTTTGAAAATCTATCTTATCTTTTCTCTTTTTAAATCCTTCTTTTCTCTCAGTTGGAGATAATTTCTCACCATCAATAGTCCCTTCAGCAGTAAGTTCATCAACATACTGCTGGTATCTTTCACCGAAAAACTTAGAACCGAATTTACTAGATGGCATTCCTTTGTTTTTGCTTTAATTCTTCTTCCTCAAGATGCTGCTGCAATAGTGCAACATAGATGTCTCGTTCCCAAGGCATCAAGTTTTCAATCTCAGTTAATGAATATTTATGATACTGCATTAAGGCAAAATTAAGTTTGTAGTAGTTCTCCAGATCCATGTGGATCATGGCTACGCGAAAAAACCTGCCAGTCCCTCAACTACAACATCACTAACCACCTTAGTGTTGGGGTTCTTAACCTTAATTGTATGAGAAAGTTTAGGCATTGTTTCAAAGAATTTCTCAATCTCTTTAAACTGAGATGAATTCATCTGTTCCAAGAACTCAGTGATCTCTTTCTTGGAGCAATCCTCAGTTGCCCATACTTCATCCTCAGTATAAATTTTATCAATACATGTTCCAATCAATTCAAATGATTGATCCATTGCATTACCATCATCAAAATCAAAATTATTTTTAATGAACTGGTCAAGAGAAGGATACTTCATCTCCATCATGATATTTTTATCTATCTTGATTTGATTAGTATGCTCATCATTTTTTTGAACATGAATATCATCAAGATTAATCATGTGTTTTACCTGAGTCTCTCCATCATCAGGGCAGGTTATATTTACTTCAATTTCTTCACCAACAGATTTGCCCCGAATATTTAAAAACAGGAATTCAATATCAAAGGTCGGAAGATTTTCAACCTTGATACCTTTAGTTTGAATGCAGTTCTTAATTACATTCTTAATAGCAGTTGTGATTTGCTTTGTATCTTCGCTCTCTAAAGCAATCACAAGAACCTTTTCTTCTTTTACAAGGAATGGTCTGTATTGAATTTTATCACCTGTAGATGGTAATTCGAGTTCATATACCGGTGTGGCAATCTTTGGTAAAGGCATAATGTCCTATAGAAGTTCAGTGTTATTATTTAGATGAGTTATTGGAAAAGGTCTTTGGTAAATATAGTTTTTCTCATATTATCAGAAAAACCTTCAGCGAAACCATCTGCTCCAATGGTATTGAAATCAATCCCATTGGGAGTTTCAAAATTTTCTGTGCCAAGGTTTAAATCAAGATCAGTGGTAAAGAACTGATTGTTTATATTTGATTGTTCTGTGACATTTGGTGGAGTCGAGCCAGAAGTTCTAACAGGTTTATTAATGTAGTATCTAATGTAATTCATTGAAACTGTTACTTTGAGTAAACTTGATGCATCATAAGAAACCGGCATAGATGAAACCGACACGGGATATGCTCTAACAAAATTATAAGTCAAAGAATTCTGATAGTCTCTTTCAAACTTGGTAATTTTTAATCCTTGGTCCATCATATAATCTATTGGATATTTTGCCCGATAATGATATTCCTTTGCTGCAATATCTTTATCACCCTTTTCTTCATTCATAATATAAGATATCCATGCCTCAAAAAAACGAATTGATAGATATCTCTTTGCATCAACGTAAAAAGTAAGATCAATCTTACCATCAAATTGTCTTCTATATGCATGCCTCTCAGTCACACCAGTGCGATCATTATTAATTTCAAATGTTGATAGTTGA